ACTATAAATTTTATTTCTTAAATGATTTTTTTCAATAATAACATTACCGGCTGTAGATACAATCAGTAACTCTGCTTTGTCTAAAAATTGATTTATATCATTATAGGAATTTACAACTTCTACAGGATAGTTGTCTATGTTTAGAATTGCAATAAATGATTTTGTTAATTGCATCATTTTATTGTTTAACCAATCATTACTAGAATAACTCGGTACTATAATGAAAATGGCCTTTAACATTATGATCCTCCATCGAGCTGGTTATTAATTTCATATATGCGTCTGTTGAATCATAATGATGAACTATCATATGATATCTGTCTTCTGTACTAGGATTTTTTATAGAATGCTCGTAACTGATATTCATAGCATAAATGTCACCTGATTTAAATTCTAAACTTTCTCCATCTCGCCAATGCCATTTGCATCCTTCTGGATTATTAAGAGCAATATTCACAGCACCTAAAATACTGTGATCTGTATCTTTATGAAATCCAATCGTGCCGCCAGCTTCCAATAACATAAATCTTACACGCCCATAGCTATTACTTGGATAAACTGATTTTAGCCAATGTTTAGTAGTTGGACACAGGTCTGCAATATCTGTCCAATCCATATCATGTGCAGCTTCAGTTGCAGATGAGTATCCGTATTTTGTCCAGTCTGCAGGTTTGGTACTATCGATCCCAACAATTGGCAACGAGTACCATCCGGAGTGTGAATAAGAACTGTAGTAGGACACAAACCGATTTCGCAATGCTTTAGCTTCTTGCAAAATGCTATCGTATGGAATATCTAAATTGAGTTTTAAATATTTGCTATCGCTAACTAAATATGACCGTCCAGGGAAATCTTTCATAATACTACTTATGCTGCGGTTTACTCTATAAATAAAGTCATGATTACAGGAATTAACAATCAAGCATATTTGGATATGGAACAATATTTAGATATGCTAGAATTTGACAATCTCCAACCTGAGATTATATCTGGGTTTGCACTAGCACGAGAATTTGCTAAGGAAGGCACATGGATGGCACCAGGTTTTACCTTCAATGATATGAGCTATCGTGTAAATTGGAAGCCTGTATACGAAGCCATGGAAGAATTTAAACGATTGCCGGATAGTGCGCTTAAACAAGCTGGGTTGGCATTGATGCCTAAAGACTTTAAAAACTTTCAACAGCGTAATAAGTTTACACGATTTTTAAAAATGGCCTTAGGTGCTTACGATCCATACATTTATTATTACTTGTGGGAAGAAGGTTCTTGGGATGATAGGACTGCGCCACGCAACCTTACTCCTGAAGCCGAGTACTTTCCTAACACAGTCAAGTGGGTAGAAAGTCTAGTAGGTACAATATTTGAAAATATTGGTCGTGTTATATTCTTTCATTGTGAAGCAGATGGTATACCATTCGAGCATAGAGACCTAGATGCCAAGAATGGCATTAATGTTGTTAAACCGCATCGCAACGAGTTTATACATATTCGTCCTAACACAAAAAAAGCTATGTATCTTTGGGATCCGGAAACAAAGAATAAAACATATTTGAACACTCGTGCCGCATGGTGGAACGATGTTGACTGGCACGGTGGTGAACGCATTATGGAACAGAGTTATAGTTTACGAATTGATGGTAAGTTTACAGAAGCATTTCGTAAGCAGTTAGGCATTGACCATTTGGAATCATATTAATGAAAATTCTTTTAACTGGACCTAATTCAACTTCTGGTAAGGCAATCATAGAAAAATTAACAGATTATGAATTTGTTACTTGCCCACATTCCGATTACGATTTAACAAACAATGACGATTTAGCAAAAGTTGGCACGTCGCAAAGTATTCTACTGCACAGTGTATACAACAATTGGGTTAATAGACAAAAGACCGGAAAAATAATCAGTTTCGGTACACTAGGAACAGTTGTATCATATCAAGTATTAACTCAACTATCAGCAGACAACAGTGTGATCGCTAGTAAGTTGTTATTAGAAAAAGTACACAGCGAATTATCATTTCAAAAATTCTTTGGTACTCAACCACAAAGCGTATTAATTAGATTTGCTAATTTTGAATCGTTTGCTGGCAGAGATCAGCCATATACTACAAAACAACAACTAGCGGATATTATAAATTTTATTCTTAAATCCGACACTTACATATCTACTATGGATTTTAGAGAGATTTAATATGTTAAAATATTTTGGAAATTGTCAAACAATAGACTGGAGCGAACTAGTAGCATCGCTTAAAAAACAAGAACCTGCATACGTGGGTCCTCGTCACCGACCGGGAGATGTACAAGCGCCAGGAGTGGATGAAGTTGCAGACTTGTGGATCAACGCAGGATATAAAACTATCGATCAAGGCGGTAATGCTAAATGGGATATGTATCTTCCAGGAATAAATTTTGATAGTTCTATTGTTACAAAATTTGTAGAATTCGTAGGACTGGAAGGTTGTACAAATGCATGGGTTAGTAGAGTAAATCCAGGATCTGTTGCTCCGTGGCATTGGGATGTTACTGACAACGAAACTACACTATCTAGTCAAACGGCGATACGATATCATTGTCACATGCAACCGTTATCCGAAATCACAGGTCACACTCTTATAGTAGGTGATACTTGTTTGTATAATCAGCAACCCGGCGAAACATATCTATGGAGTGATCGCAAAGCATGGCACGGTGCTGCTAATTGCGGTATGGAACCTATGTACTTGTTTCATATATGGTATTCAAAATAATTCAGGCCAGTAATTAAACAAATGATGTGTTATTAATCTATCGTAGAAGATTTTAAAATCTATTTTACCATCTATTGTTGCTTCTGTAAATCGATGCACAGATTCTGATCCAATTAATTCGCTAACTAATTCTATTGGCATTATTCTATCTTTAGACGCTATACAACCATAAAAATCTGTTGTCTTAATTAAACCTTTAGCTGTGACAAAACAATGCGGATATAATGTTACTTTAAAATGGTCTTCATTATTAATATCATCTAAAATTGTACGTATTTGTTTTTTCCAATCATAACATTCAGAATTTAAATCGCGTGTTTTATCCATTACAATTTGATTAAGTGTTTCACGTGCACCAAGGTCAATGTATATGCGCTTTTCTTGAATATCCAATATATTCGGACACCATTTGTATTTTTTAAATATTTCCAAATTGTGCACTTCTCGATCAAAAAAGTATTCTCTGATACTTGTACCAAGTGGCCGTTTATGATATACGGTATCTGCAAAGTCCATGCAAAGTACATTATTTTCTTTGTTTATCAGTGGCGCATATAATAAATTAGTTGAATTAAGAGTACCGTCAACGTAATCTATTTTATATAGATATTCCCAAGTCATAATACTACTAAATCAAATTCTGAAGGAATTATTTTTTGTAAATCGCCTAATGCTATAGATTCTAATTTAAAACTAACAACTGCATTGTCAAAAGTAAATTCATCTATAAGATTATTTTTACTTGCTAAGTTAAGCCAAGGACTAATAGTGTCATCAAAAATGTATCTTGCATGATCGACACTTTTAATAGTTGGCACTATTCTTATACTAATGGGCGAGTTTAATTTTACTCTAGGTAGAAGTTTTCTAATCACTAGTTGTATTCTGTAAAGTCTACCAAAATTAGCAGCTGTATGACGGAGACTAGTGTCCATATCGTACCATACTCCGTCAGCAGATACCGGATACATTTTTTGATTATCGATATCTATCATGTAACAATATTCTCCTGAGACATTTAGATGAAATCTATCATCTAAGTCAGCATGGACAACATAACATTCCGCTGGGTCTAGAATGATTATTCTAGCTTCGCCCTTATTAGCTGGTAATGAATTATAAAGTATTTCCCAAATAGTATTTTGAAATTCTTCTTTTATTACCCACGGGTCATAGAAAAAATTTCCAGTAGGGCGATTTATGGTAATTCTTCCTCGCCAAGATTCAGGAGTTTGATCTCGAGCCGATTGTATTAAATCGATATTTACTGTATAATTAGTACTGGTTAACATGAAATATTTATATGTTATTTTTATTGCTTAAATAAAACATGGAAAGAATAAAAGTTGCAGCCAGTTATAGCAGTCAATACTTAGAAACTGATAGACCTCAACCGTTAGTCGATTTAAAAATTGAGAAGTTGATACAGGATGTACTGTATGGTAAATTAGATAAAGATATTACGGACGCAGTTTATACTAATTTTAAAAACGAAATGTCTGCTTGGTTATTCAAAAGTAAATTGAATAATATAGCAGGATTAGATTCATTTAATCGCGTAGATATAATAAATGGTTGCACACAGTTCATTGACAACTTGTACATGGAAGGATCAGTACAGGTAATTGTCAACGATTACAAATATCATGAAAGATTAGGATTAGCGCAAGTTTCAGATGTGGGCTCGTTAATTCCAGGCGTTCCGTTAATAATAGCAATGCCATTTCCTAGTATAGGTGCTACACATCACCAAATGGAGGAAATACTAAATGAAGCGAGAGACAAAGGTATTAGTGTACATGTGGACGGCGCTTGGTTTACTTGCTGTCGCAGAATTAACTTTGATGTATCTCATAGCGCAATCAAGTCTGTAGGTATAAGTTTGAGTAAAGGTCTAGGGTTAGGATGGAATAGAATCGGACTACGTTGGACTAAAGATTTTACCACAGATTCAATAACTATAATGAATGATTTTAGAATGAACTTACGGGCACCTGCAATGGTAGGCTTGCATTTTTTACGTAATCTTCCTTCCGATTACTTGTGGAATACTTACGAGAACATCTACTACAAAATTTGTAAAGATTTTAACCTTGTACCTACTAACAGCATTTACTTGGCATTAGAAAATAACAAACCGGTAGGACTAAGTCCATTAATAAGATATGTCGCAGAACAGTGAAACATTTTGTATGCACCCATTTACAGGGTTAGCAACTAGAGAAGACGGTGCAATACAAGTTTGTTGCCGTAGTCATCCTATTGGATTTATACAAGATGAAGCATTAGAAGAAATTTGGAACGGCGACAACATGCGTCGACTACGCAAGCAGGTGCTAAACAATGAAAGACCTCCCGAGTGCGCACCGTGTTTTAATTTAGAAGATCAAGGCGTTGAAAGTCTACGTCAAAGACATATTAAAGGTATAATACCCGAAGCACGTATTACACTATATCCTGATGCATTAACTAAGTTGGATACAGAATATAAAATGCCATTTGAACTTCCTACTATGGAATTAAAATTAAATAATTTATGTAACTTAAAATGTCGTATGTGCCACCCTATGGATAGTACCAGTTGGAACGATTGGAAAGAAGTAGAAGAGTTTTATATTAGAGAAAATAACTTTATGGTTAAGACTATACAAGACCTGAAGTTGATGGAAAGTCCTTATTTGGATAAATTTACAGATAATGCAGCTTGGTGGACTAGTTTAGAAAAATTGTTGCCTTACTTTCGTCGTGTAGAATTTGCTGGAGGAGAACCTCTAACAGACCCTACACATTATCGCATACTGGAAATGTTACAACCATATGCTAAAAATATCGAGGTCAAGTACGCTACTAATTTAACCAGTTTAGGAAAAGGAAAACGCACTATATTTGAATTCTGGCCAGCATTTAAAAGCATTGCTGTTAATGTTAGCATAGATGGACTAGAAGATAGTTACGAGTATGTGCGTGGTAATGCTAAATGGGATGAACTAATTTACAATATTAAAGAAATAAAAAAAATTCCCAATGTGAGTCGTGTTGTAGGAGCTGTTGCTGTCCAAGTTAGTAACATTATGATTTTAGATAAAATGATCGAATATTTTCTAAATGAATTAGAAATTGTTTTTTATACTAACATGGTACAATATCCTACAGTTTTATCGGCTCAAGTAATACCAAAAGATTTAAAAAACAAAGCTATACACCGGTTACAAACAGCTACAACACGAGTTGCTAGTTATCCGTATGTACAAGCTAATCCTGTCTTACTAAAAATTACCTTGGAACAAATTCACGGTGTAATTAATTTCCTTCAACAGCCAACTTCACAGATGTTGTGGAAAGATTGTATAGAATATAATCGCAGACTAGATATCACTCGAAATCAAAGTTTCTTTGATGTTACTCCAGAGTTTAAACCATATGCTTAAAATAACTAGTCGGTGGCCTCACCAAGGAAGTGTTAAAGTAGAATGGAATCTCGGCAAGCGTTGTAACTACGATTGCAGTTATTGCCCTTCGAGTATACATGACAATACTAGCGAACATACAGATATTGAAATACTTAAATCTGCAGTGGACAAATTGCTATCAATAGGAAAACCTGTAAGAATTAGTTTTACTGGTGGCGAACCAACTGTGCATCCTAAGTTTGAAGAACTAGTTAACTATTGTAAAAATCAAGGTGTTAGCTGGATTAGTATTACAACTAATGGTACACGCAAAGATGAGTGGTATGCTAAATTAAGAGCTGACCAAATTGTATTCAGCTTACACATGGAGTATGATGTTAGACGTGTGCTAAACACAATTGTTAATGTTAATGAATATTGGAATGGCAAAGTTCTAGTGCATATAATGGCTCATCAAGATTACATGCCACGTGTTAGATATGCAGCAGGAGCACTAGCGGCCAGTAATATCCCACATGCTGTTCGTAGAGTTCGTTGGACACAAGGTGATCACGACCTGTTCGACGACATGCGTTATAACGCAGAAGACCTCGCATGGGTTAAAGAATACGAAGCTACTGTAGAAGCAAACTGTGTTATTGACGATGAAAAGAAAATGCATGCTAATGACATTATTAAATTGCACATGAACAAATATCGAGACTGGTCGTGCAGTGCAGGTATAGAAAGTCTAATGATCAATTGGGATGGAGATGTGCATCGTGCAACTTGTAGGGTAGGCGGTAGTTTAGGAAACATTTATAATGGTACATTTATTATTCCTAAAGATCCTGTAGTCTGTGATAGAAATTTCTGTACCTGCGCGGCAGACATTCCTCTTACAAAATATGCGCCAGTTCAGGAAATACTTCCTTAGCATTTATTCCTCTAATACTGTCTAGATTAGCAGTATACTCTTTAAAGTCAGGTAACAGGTGTGTATGGTCTTCTGCCTGTATAAAATTTAAAATACCTTCCCATCTTTTCCATCCGTACGGATTATCCTTCCAGAAGTTATCGTCTTGTCTATAATTGTCCCATAGCCATTGTTTAAAGTCTGCAAATGCCTGTACAATTTCTTCTTTGTCTGTGTGTGGTAATATCCTAGCACTTAGAAAAGTTGGAATATACAGTAAGTGTAAATTAATAATTCCGCCACCAGTTTCGTATTCATCTAATTTAAACTTATTAATCTTTTTAAAACCCTGCATTAATTTCCATTTGGCAAAGTCTATAATATGTTTTACATTAAAAACTTGCACCGCACAAGCAATGGCGCAATGTACATTATCAGGAGCATTATCCATTAACCATAGACTACGCTCAATGTCTGGCCAATTCGTAGGATAACGAATGTAATTGTTTCTTGCCAGTGTAGCGTCGATACTAAACGCATACCGCACTTGTTTAAATTGACTCCATACATTAATGATATCGTCGTTGACAAATATACCATTGCTATTATAGCGTAAACTAATATTCTTGGCATAACCGCGTTTGATAATTTCATCTAAAAATCTTTGATGTTCCTTAATCATTAACGGCTCACCGCCGGCAAAATACAATTGAGTAATATTTGGAATTTGATCAAATATATCGTCCCAGAATTCTGGTTTTTCATACCAAGTATTATTAAAATATTCTTTGTCAAATCCTACTTGTTTTATAACTTGTACACTTTGAGTTTTTGCCATTAGCTTATCATAATCTTGTAACCAACGACTGCTATCATGTGGACTACACATTATACACTTTAAATTACAAGTATGACCCAGTCTTAAATCTAAATATCTGATCACTGGAGGTACACTACCGGTGGAATCGGTATCGGAAATAAGTTTGGAAAAATCTAAACCGTCGCGATTCCATTCGTACATTTCCCATAAGCGTTTGCTCACGACTCCGTTAGATTCTTCTTCAAAACACTTTGTACAACTTGCAGGTATTTTTCCTTCTAACATAGTTAAACGAACACTACGCATATACTGATTGTTAAATGCTTCTAGAGGAGTTTCTCTGCCAAAGTTTGCAGGTTCCCCATCTTCTTTCTTGACCAATCCAACTGTATGGTCGCCAGTGTGGGCACCGCTAGCATTAGTAACACAACATAGCCTTGCATCTCCGTTAGGCCGTGTGGCTATATGTATCCATGGTAAAGCGCAGAATGTAGGAGATCCAGTTTTTTCTTCAACTAGCTTAACGTAAGTTTTAATTTTATCGGTCATATAGATGTAACTTCTATAAATTGATCTTTAGGTTTAGAAAAATTTAAACCTGGCCCGACTCCGCAAGTTCGAACGCACATAACAAGTTTTCTAGTAGTCCAATATTCTTTCCATAATGTTTGATACTCATGTGAATCGATTATTTCTCGAATGGAACGTTTAGTAGTGTCCAGTTCTCCAAGCTCGCTGACCATTCCGCGATGCTGTGCTAGCATAGTTTGAACTATACTATATACATTTGGTCCCCATTCATGAAAACTTGTTTGCTCTCGCATAAATGGTACACTTGCAGTATGACAGCATGGATACAATTGTTTATAAGCATCTATATAGACTTCTTTGTTTCTTAAAACTTTACAATCAATTTCAGCCGTATCTACCAATTCTTTAAAAGATTCTATTACTTTTTTATCTATAAATTTTATAGTTGTATCTGTAGCTGGTTCTAAGTAGTGTGTGATGTTACCATTTTTATCTAGAACTTTAGTTCTAGCTTCTCCCACAAATCGATTACTGTTTTTAACGGTGAATACAGAAAACCCTAATTCTTTTGAAAGAGATCTACATGCTTCAACTTGGTGTTCGTTATGTTTAAATTTTATAAATGCCCATTCTGCAATCCCGCCGTCTTGTATAAAGGCTGTAGCATTTTTTATAATGTTATTAAAATCTGTGCCTACTCTATATAAACTATGTGTATCGGCAAGCCCGTCTAGGGCAAACACAATACGATGATTTCTAGGCAAAGCATGTGCTAATTTTTTCCACCACTCAGTAGTTCTTGCTCCGCCGTTTGTGTGTATCGACACAGAAATATTTTCTGGTGCTGTTTTCTTAGCATATTCACACATGTCAATTAATTCGTTGTTTAGTATAGGATCTCCAAAATTTCCACAGAAATAAAAACCAGTTACTTGATTTAATACTTCCTCAGTCATAATAGATTTAAAATCCTCTAGTGTCCAATTTTGAATCTTAATTAGGGGATTCTCTAATCCCCCACTGATATTTCTACTACACATCGGACAACTAGCCTGACAGTTATTAGTAATTTCTAAATGTATTTCTTTTAATTCACTAAACTTAAACATTCTTTTTACCTATAATCATCCAACGTGTATAGAGAGGTAATTCCAGTTCACCTGCCCATAATACATTAATATTTGATTGAGTTTTAAATTCTTCTAAGCTGGTTGCAATACGTATATGTTCAGGAATATTGTAATTGTTACTTTGTAATACCATAATACTGTTATTCGGATGCCCACTTAACCATAAATCATAATCGTCTTGTGTAATATGTTCGCAACTAGTATTGATTATAATATCAGCATCACTACGAACACAACACATGTCAGAAGTTACAGCTCTGAATCGTCCTTCTATTTCTTCTAACTTATTCATATTAATAGCAATAGATTCGCATATCGGATCTATATCAATACTACGAATAGTAGTAATAGGTATACCACTTTGAAATAACATACTAGCCAGAACACCGACCCAGCCTCCGTGGATATCAATACTAGACGATGTATGTACATGCTTGCTTAAATTATTAATTAACCACTCTTTACTTTTAAGTTGTCCACTCCAGAAGGCATCCATAGTCCGCATAGGATCTGAACTCTGACGGATGGCTTGCATCCAATGATGTAAGTGTTCTGTATCAATTAGCATGGATTGGTATTATTCGTTTATTATCTTTTTTAACTTTAGGCAAAATTGTTTCAATAGCACACATACAATCCATGCGTTTGCAAGTTGTAGGTGCTATTACTGGTTGGAATTCTTCTGCGAAATTTTCAGAGTATAAATTATAAAATTTATTTTCGTTATAAGGAAATTGATGACAAGCACCGGTTATTTCGCCGTTTCGAGGAATGGTAAGCCAATCGACACCTAAGTTACAATCCCATCCATAAAACTTGTTTAATTTTCTCAACAGTACTTCGTTATCTTTAAATTTATGTGTCTTGCCGGTATCGTCTACTACCCGAACTTTACTAATGTAATGTTTGTTGTTTTTCAAAAACCAAAATAAATTTGCACCACGAGCCTTGTGCTGTTCCATAACTTGAATTTGTTCAGGAGTGTATGTTATACCATGCCCAACTATTTCAACATATCGTATGGTCCATTTACGTCGACTCTTTTTTAAGTAATCAACATAACCTACACATTTTTCCCATTCTCCAGGTCTAGGATCCATCATTACCGATGCGCTTACTACCACGTTATTTTCATATAATAAATCAGCAACATTTCTAAAATGCTCTATGTTTACATATTCATTATGCACACTTAGTGTCACACGATCAAAATACGGAGCAATCGACGCCCAGTATTTTAGATTCTTAGAACCATTAGACGACATGTTAATCATGCAATCGAAATTTTCTTTTAGATACTTTATCAAATCAGGCAACTGTTTCCAATGTGTCGCCTCGCCGCCTATTAGGTAAAAATCAAACTTATTTTTATTAGTATGCTCTTTGTAGTAGTTAATCAAATGAGTCAGATTCTTTTTCATCAACTCTAAATCTGGCCAATCATCAGTACCAGAGTTTAATTCAGGACTACAATAATAGCATTTATAATTACAAATATTCCCTACTTGTATATCAAACCTTAGCACATTGCTAGGAAATCCGTTGTGTACACTGGTAATATTCATTCTGTCGTCCACATGTTAACAACATCTGTTGTATAGTCCATTGATTGGTTAGTTTCAATAGCATATTTAATCCATTGAAATACCATTTCATTTTTTGTATCGCCTTCTAAATGATTGGGTCTATTATCTAACACAGGATACTTAGGCCATGGATGGTTTGATACCGAGAGAGACATCATACCAGGAAGTATAGTCGCTCCATGTTTCCAAGTATGTGGATAAGTTATATTGTCAGGGTGCCAGCCTAATGGGGATTCAAAATTATTAGATCCAAATGCCCATAAGTGAACTATTTTAGTTTTAGAAGGTAATCGATTTAATACATTATTATCTATATACTGTAATAATGCAACATGTTCAATGTCGGCTTTTTCATTATCATGAAGATGCAAATAATACTCTTTTGCGGCTTCGTATACTTCTTTAGCAAAAAAATTATAACCCGCATTAGGATAAGTTTTTGCAAACCAATCAAACTTCTCTTTATTAAATCCTTTAAGAGCAGACGATGGATGAAGACTTCTACTAGTTCTATGAAATATTTTTCCAGAGTGTGTCCATACAAATACACAAATATCAGGAACAGTATTTGATTTAATCAATGGATCTAATTGCACTAGTAACAAGTCCCAAATACTACTGCCACCCATACCTAAATTTACAATATCTGCGTTGTAATGATCTTTTAATCGTTCGATATAAGTTTTGTACTCGTTAGAGATGCTATGCTCATTATTTTCTAAAGCACAAAAGCTGTCGCCGAAAAATCCAATAGTTAATGCCATTTTGATTGATAATAGTAGTTAAGGTTGTGTTCTGGAGCAACTAGGTTTGATAATATTGATCGATTGCCATTCAATCTAGATAAAAACATGTCAGCTACAATTTTGTTATTAGCCTCTGTCATATGACACGCTCTACTGTCGCGTAGGCCCTTACGATAAAATTCTTTACGTTTTTCATTATTCATGCCCAAAAATGAATCTTCAAACTCTGTAATAGAATATAAAACAGTCTCGTCTTGATAAGCATTAAACCAAGAGTTGTTAAAGCAAGGATAAACAATTGTATTAGGTGCTAATCGTTTTACGTTCTCAACCATCAATTGATGTAATTGTTCATCTTTTTCTTTATCTTGAACAATTTCATAATAACTTACAACAGCTTTGTATTGTTCTAGTTCTTTGCCGGTTGTTGTTTCAACTTTTACCGAAGCTGTGGTATAGTTTTGATTAGGGTATATTATAACATTAGGATTAGATAACGTTATTCTATAAGGCGATGTTACCAGAAAAATTATGTGATCAAAATTAGTGTAATTTTTTAAAAAACGATTATAGCTAAACCATAAATCAGTGCCCGGCTCTCCAAAATTAGTTATATCATATCCTTCTATAAATTCATGCCATGACTTTTCATGAATGTCATCTGCATCCTTTTTGGCATAACTATCTCCGAATATTGCTAATTTTTGCATTTTGGTATCTTACTATCTGCACTGCTTACGCATCTATCTGTTATACAAATTTTAGGTGCAGGAAACAAAGTAAATTTTTCTATCGTTCCTAAATTTTCTTCTTGACAACTGTATGCTCGTTTAATCTCATTACCTCTTATTATAACACTTTGATATCCGCTATTACAAGTCCATCCGGTAAACTGATTAAATCCTAGAGCATTAAATCTTTCTGCTTGATCTATATAATAATCCTGTATGTCGTCTGTTAATCGAATTTGGTAACCTTCTTGTTGCTCAAAATTATTTTGCATTATATCTATCATATCTTGTGTATAACCTTCTACCACAGCAGTGGCGGTTGGATTACTTTGAGGTTTGAGTGTTACGTTGATACCACGGGCTCTAAAACGTTCACAACGTTCTAGCGTTTCATAAAACTTGTCCGGCACCATAACTTGATTGATAGTAACATGAACTAGGTCATACATTAACTGCAGACACTTATCGCCAAATTCCAACTCCTTAGCATGCTCAGCATGAAAACTGGCTGTAATACTTCTTCGTTGTAGTAGTTCAGTTGCATGATGCCAACTACGCCACCACGTCAAACTAGGGCTTAAATTGGTAGTCATATGCACAGTTTGGTAAGGAGTTTGGACACCGTCATCCAAATGTTTAATTAAATCGAGAAGGTATTTGTAGGCTGTAGGTTCACCACCGCTGAACGACCAATGGAACTGGTTAAACCCATTGGCTCGTGCTTGACGCTTAATCTCGTCTACAGTAGATTTATATACTTCAAGCGATTGGTGATCCGGTTTGTCAGTCCTAGCATAGGGCCAACAATAACTACATTTGTAATTACAAAATCTGCCCAAAATCCAACTTACGTTAAATAATGGACGATCCAGCATAGTTTGCTGTCCAAAATGTGTAATCTTTTCGAAAGGTATGGTTGAAAATTGCATTGACAGTATTTACAAAAGACATTATAATTATTACGTAGACGTGAGTGGAACATGGTATACCTCTGGCTTGCTAGGAACGGGTCTAGCTCATTGAGCGACTTTGTAGGTTCGAATCCTACCGTCTACACCATTTTAACACAAAGGCACAGAAAGGCACTAAATGAAAAAGTTGTTACTAGTATTGGTATTGTTATCCTCTAATGCATTTGCATATCCCGAGGATCCTCACGAAGAATTTGACATGACTCATAATATTTCAAATAATATGAATATTACATTTAAACAAGCTGCCGATATCAATCAAGCCTGTAATGCAGAGGCTGTTCGCAGAGGCTATAGTCCCTATACCTACAAAGTGGATGCCTGTACTTTTTGGAATAATCCACATACTGAATGTTTGATTATTACCGAACGAACTGCTAATTTCCATACAATCGGTCACGAGATGCGTCATTGTATTCAAGGTCAATTCCATCATGGCAAAGATAAGTAAGAGCCCAGACCGTCATACCTTTCAAAAAGAAGGGTACATCAAACGCTGTGAGGAAAAAGGTAAAGAGCCTAATCCTGATTATGTTAATATGTACAAGACTTGGCGTGAACAAGACGAAGAAAATCTAAAGGACCCTAGGTGGCAAAAGAACAACATGGAATACGATCTTCGTAGTAGTAAAGAACTTTGTGACAAAGTTAAAGCCAGTGATGTCTATGCTCAAAACTTATATGCGGCCATGTGCAACATGACTTGGCAAAGCAGAGAGTTTTGGCAAGAACTAAAAGGCGAAACTTGGAGTTGCAGTTGGCGACATGCTGGCGGTATAATTGCCGATATGCAAGAAAAAGGCGACTACATCGATTGGTATTGTAGCGGTATTGGCGGCGGTCTAAGTATGGAAGACGAAGGTCCAGAAGGCTATGTGTCAGAAGGCACAGTTACTGAAGAAGTCGAATTAGATCTAAACCGGTTGGGCTGGAGACCAGTTCCTTACAATGATGACCAAATTTAAGAGTAAATACAATCATGGATAAAATGACATTTAATGTAGAAGATATTCCTGGAGATCCTGATAATGTTATCATGCGAATTCCACCAGAAGTTTTAGAGCATACCGGATGGAAAGAAGGTGACACCTTAAATATCGAAATTGAAAACGGTGCTATAGTGATTACCAAAGTATGAGCAATAAAGAGGATGTCTTAGAATTAACAGGCAGAGTAGAAGAAGTGTTGCCCGGTAATATGTTTAGAGTTAAAGTGGAGAATGTAGAAAAACCATTGCTTTGCTACTTGGGCGGAAAACTCAAACAAAATAAAATTAGGATAATCTTAGGTGACGAAGTAAGACTAGAAGTCAGTGTCTACGACCTAAGCAAAGGTAGAATTACTTATAGGTTGTGATTATGAATATAATTCTCGAACGTGTGTACGATGTTTGTAAAAGTGTTCGGGAATCCATTCAAGATTTAACAACATTTAAAAAACTAATCAACCGTACTAGAAAAACATTCAAAGAACACAACTTTGATATTCAAATTAAAACCAAAAGAGAAAAAAGTCTAGATGTTGATAAATGGTATGTTATGGCATACTACGATAGTGAAAACGACTTAGACGGCGAAACACCTATAGAGATCGTTGTCCATCATAATTTAGATGGTACTGAAAAATTTGGGCCCAGGCAGATAACATTATTTCTTACAGAAATTTTCGATGCCACGGTGCATGAATTCAGGCATCAATACCAAAGTATGCGTAGAGATTATGCAGTCCACGGTGCACAGGCCAGTAGTCCGTATGATGAATATTTGTCAGACTATGACGAATTGGATGCGTATGCATTTAGCATCAGTTTAGAACTACTAAGATCGATGGATACTCAACGAGTTCGACGTAACTTGAGTCGTATTAGTACTATGAGTAAGATGCGTACAGGTCCAGACTTTGTTAGTCCAACCTTAAGAGCCTATATTGACCAGTTTGGCTTAAACTGTATTACCAAAAAACTAGCCAAAAAAATATATCAACATTTAGAAACAGTTGACAAGAGATACATTTTCATGTAAAATACTTGTATATTAACTCAAGTAGAGAGCGACATGAAAGAGTTTCCTACACAAAAAGTTTTAGAGCTAGCATGTGCCGCTCAGCGCACAAATGGTAGTTACATGAAAGAAACTGAATCTGTGTATGCAGATGACGGTGTAGTTATGTATACCAAATATCCAAACAAAGTCCTTATGATGATCACATTGGATGACAAATTGGTTATTCCAGATGTCAAAGCACTCAAAGTCGAACCTGAAGATACAGCTCGTGCCGAAGAAATCCAAAAATATTACAAGCGATTATTGTTTGCCGCTATAGAAGGAGAAAACGATTTTCTTACTACTATTAACAGTATCCTTAGTAGCGGCACAGTTAAAGAGAATCAATTAGGTTACATGGCTTGTTTGCCCAGTGTACAGGCCAGAGATGCAGTACATAATGAAGTTAAACGAGCTGCTAGATCAGTTGAAGAAGGATTCCTGGGTAAACCTGAAGATCGTTTGGCAGATTTAGATTGTGAAATACTTGAAGTAATTAAATCAAAGAACTTTGACGGATGGAATATTTGTGCTATAATAAACAACAAGATAGCATCCTGGATGAGTCAAGTAGAACTAAAACGTGGCCCTTGCGTAATTGTAAAGGCCAAGGTAAAAGATAACAGCAAACACTGGCGACATCAAAATGATGAAACTAGACTTAACTATGTGAAAGCGGCGCAATAATGGCAGGTAAAGCAAAATCGGTTTACTTAACAGTAACCAAAAAAGGGTCGTTTAAAACAGAATTTACTAAGGTGTTTTTTAGTGCTAAAGAATACAATGACTTTGTTAAAACAGATGAGTTCAAAGCCAAGTGGCCCAAAGAAGAATTTGAAATTGTAAAAGAGACATATTAATGAAAAGAGAACTAGACGAATACCTATGTAAGGTTTACCCAAAGATGATGGTGAACCGTGAAAAGCCTATGACTGAGACCGCAATGTGCTGGGGCTTTGATTGTGGCGATGGTTGGTTTAATATTTTGAATCAGCTTATGGGCAATATTCAAAATCACATTGATTGGCGTGAACGTCAGCGTGAAGTTGCTATTAAATTTAACCGGATGTCCGAACAGCTTAAGGCTGGAGACTCTACACTGTTTGATGAAGAGTACAAGAATACAATTAATGGAGAGTTTAAAGAAAAGCGTAGACAAGAGCTTATTGATCGGTACCCTATAGTTATTCCTGAACCTATTCAGCAAGTAACTTTGGATCAAGTTAAAGAAAAGTTTGGCACACTACGTTTTTACTATACAGGTGGCGATGACTATATCAGTGGGATGGTTAGCCTAGCAGAAAGCCTAAGCGGTGTTACTTGCGAGTCATGCGGTAATCCTAGTGAAGTGCAAAATGACGGCGGATGGATGAGATCCATTTGCAACTCATGTGAAGAAAAGAGATTACTTAAACAAGGATTTGAATAATGATTACAATGAAAGAATGGATGGAATTAATCGACTATAAAATCACTGAAGGTGGCGATTACGGTTGGGCTTGTTATGGTCCTAATTCCTATCAATTAAGTAGCTGGAACGGACTCCACGACAAAGGTGGCTGGAGTTTTAATATTGTATTCAGCACCAAGACACAGAAGGTTTACGAAGTAACAGTATGTGATTACACCAATGATCGTGCTTATCGCATAATCGCAGAGAACAAACGCGAGAAGTATGTCAAGGAAGCCAAACGTCATTTAGTTAACTTAAATGAAGCATGGGATGATGTGGTGTACGTGGATTTGGAAGTAGATGATGACTTTATCCAAAAGTGTTTGGCTATCAAAGCAGGTGAAGACTACTCCACTGATATAAGTATTCCCTTGGATCTTCCAGACGATTTGTTGATGTTTGCGTTCAAATGCGCTCATGCTGAGAACATGACATTCAATGACTGGATGAACAAGATGCTTAAAGACTTTATTGACAAAGTTGAAAAAGGCCAGTATACTAAAGAAGATGTAGATAAGTTTAAAAAAGAACACCCTGAGTACGAGTTTGGGGAAGAAATAATCGAAGAGGATTAAATGAGAATCAAATTAGTCAGTGACCTTCATTTAGAGTTCAGTGACATCAACATTCAGAACGACAACAACTATGACGTGTTGATCTTAGGAGGCGATATTATGATCGCCCAGGATCTCCACGATCATCCTGAGCTCGTTAATACTAGTGATCAACGGGCTATTGCCGCAGGTACCGGATTGGGTCGTAGACAA